CACGGCATCGAGGGCTGGCTCCGCGCCGTCGAGGTGTACGGCGACGCGGCGGACACGCTCCGCGTGGGGGATTGCTTCCGCGCCTCGCACGCGCGCGTCCGCATTGTCGGGCTGGCGAAGCGGCGCAGGCCGCGGCGGGAGGATGGGGTGGTGGTGCTGGTGAGGCTGGCGTGAGCAAGCCCGAGACGTGGCACCCATCCGCGCGGCACGATTGGGACGCGGACTGCCTCCTGTGGCACGGGAGGTTCCTCAACGGCGAGAAGTCCCATTGGTGCTACGATTGGGATGGCCTGCCCGTCGACGAGACGACGCCGGAGATCAACTGCTGCAACTGCACGTTCGACGACCCTACTACTCCGCCTCCCCCATCATCACCCTCCCCGCCGCCACGTTCGCCATCGCCTTCAGGTAGGTAGCGTTCGACCGCACGCTGGCGAACACCAGCCATTGCGTGAACGCATCCACGCGGTCGTCTTTTCGGGCGAACGGGAACGTCACCAGTTCCTCCAGGAAGTCCTCCGCCCACGGCGCCTCCGACGGATCGGGGAGAATCACGTCGCCCGCTTCGCAGAGCGGCGAGATGCCATTGGCCCGCGCCACCTTGCCACCCTCGGGCGTCACCATGATGATGCCGCTCATGCGCTTGCGGAGACGCTGCTCGACGGCGGGGCCGTTGGCCTTGTCCTCGATGAGCCGCGCGCGGCAGAACGGCCAGCGGGCCGCCAGCGCCTCCAGGCACCGCTCCGTCGAGGTGAGGTCCATCGTGTCGGCGATGCAGTCGAGGAGGTAGTGGCGCGCGCCATGGCCGGCCCCGGCAATGATGGCCGTGTTGTCGGCGCCGGCCACGTCCTTGAAGGCGCAGTCGGCGGAGATCTCTCCCGAGAAGAAGCGCGGCAGCGGGACGTAGAGGTCGCGGTCTTCGGCGGCGATGAGGCGCCACTTCGGGTTGTCGGGCCGCATCCACCGCACGCGGAACCACTCGCGCTTGAAGACGTTGCCGCCCGCTGGCGCGGGGCGCTGCTGGAGCTGCGCGGCGGCCACCTGGGAGCCGAATTCGCGCTCCAGTTCATTCACGGTGCGGAGGTTCCACCGCGCCTCGCAGAGCAGTTCGCCGGCCTCGCGCCGCGGATCGTGGCCGAACGGCGTTATGCACGCGCGCTCCGTCTCGAAGCGCATCGGCAGCATGAGGTGTGTCCACTCGCGCGGGTCGGCCCCGGCGTCGAGTTCGAGGATTCGACCGACGAGATCAAGCTCGTGGAGGCGCTGCATGATGATGACGCGGCAGAACTTGTCGCTCGTGCGGCGGGAGGCCATCGTGCCCGTCCACCATGCCCAGCACCGCTCGAGGGCGTTGCGCGCGATGTCGGGGTCTCCTGCCATGTCCTTGGGCTTGATCGGGTCGTCGATGAGTTGGATGTCGGCGTGCCAGCCGATGGCGCCGCCGCCGACCGTGGTGGAGTAGCGCCGGCCGCCTTTGGTGAGGTTCCAGATTTCCTGCGTCATCTGCGCTTGGCCGGACACGTCGACTTGGACGCGGTCGCCCCACCGCTCCTGATACCACTCCGACTGGACGAGGCGCCGGCAGGCGAGCGCGTCGCGGCCCGTGAGTCGCTCCTCGCACGAGACGGCCATCCACTTCCGCGACGGGTGCAGCGTCCAGTCCCACGCTGGCCACATGACGGAGGTGATGGTGGACTTCGACGCGCCAGGCGGGACGTTGACGATGAGGCGCCGGCACTCGCCGCGGCTGACGGCCTCAAGGTGGCGACAGATGAGTTCGATGTGCCAGCCCGGCACGAAGTCGATGCCGGGGTTGACGACGGGCCACGCCCGCTGGACGAATTCGTAGAACCCCTTGCGCCGGATGATCTCCCGCTCGATCGCGGCGAAGGCTTTGGGGTCGAGGAGTTCGGGCGGGATGGCGGGGGTGGTCACGGCTTCGCGGGGGCCGCTGCCTTCTTCGGCAGCCTCGCCGCGCGCTCCGCCTCCGCCTCCTCCCGCGTCAGCGAGCAGCCGGTGCAGTGCTTGTCGCCCTCGGCGAAGGCGTGCTCGACGTGCGCGGGGCCGAGGCGCCCCTCGGCGATGTGGGCGTTCAATACGGGATCGCCGCCGAGCGCGTGCCACAGCGCCATGGGCAGCGTGGTCACGCCGGGCTGGAGCACCTTGCCACCGGGAAGGGAGAGCGGCTCGTTGCCCTTCCACGCGACGGAGATGTTCTTGGGAACCTTGAGGAAGTTCGGCATGACGGCAAGCCTATCACATCGGCAAGCGGACGGCTGTGCTATCGTGCCCGCATGCAGAAGACGCAGACGTGGGCCGCCAAGCTCATTGAAAACGGGCGCACCTCGGCCGTGGAGATCAAGCGCCGCCTCGACTCCTGGGCCAACACCCTCACGGGCCTCGGCACCGGGCGCGACAAGACGACGCATACGCTCCCGGGCTGGGTGCGCCCGCTCACGCCGCTGGAGTTGGAGGTGCTCTACGCCACCGACGACATCGCCACGCGCATGGTGCGGGCCGTTGTGGACGAGGCGTTCCGCGAGGAGTGGACGATCCTGCCGGTGGAAGATCCGGCGGAGCCCGACATCGACCCGAACGAGCGGCACGATGCGTTCGACGCCAAGCCGAACCCGGGCGCGGACAGGCTCAAGGCGCGCATGAAGGAACTCGACGCCTGGCGGAAGCTGCACGATGCGTGGGTGTGGGGGCGCCTCTATGGCAAGGGCGCCGTGCTCCTCGGAGCAGACGACGGACAGGACTGGAGCGAGCCGCTCGATCTGGAGCGCGTGCGGTCGTTCGACTTTCTGACGGTGCTCGACCGTCGCGACCTGACACCCTATGAGTGGTACGCCGACTTGCAGGAGGAGAAGTTCGGCCAGATCGCCACCTACTACGTCCAGCCCGTCGGCGTCTACATGGGCACGCCCTACGACGGCAACGCGACCAATCCTCCCATTGTCGTCCACGAGAGCCGGATGATCATCTTCGGCGGCGAACTCACCAACAAGCGCCAGCGCCTCGCCAACCAGGGGTGCGACTACAGCATCCTCCAGAAGTCGTTTCGCGCGCTCCAGTTGACGAACAACAACTGGCAGAGCGCGAGCACGCTGCTGGCCGACGCCGGCCAGGGCGTCTTCAAGATCCGCGGCCTCATCGACATGATCGCGCAGAACCCCGACCTCATGCAGAGCCGCATGGCGCTCGTCGACATGATGCGCTCGACGGTGAGGGCCATCATCCTCGACGCAGGCGACGAGCGCAGCAAGACGCCGCCCGAGGACTTCACGCGCGTGCCAACGCCGTTCACGGGCGTGCCAGACATGCTGGTGCAGACCTGGAACCGGCTCGCCTGCGCGGCCAAGATGCCGCTCATGATCCTCATGGGCAGCAAGCCCGCGGGGCTCAACAGCGACGGCGAGCAGGATCTCGAATGGTGGTACAACGACGTGGAGGCGGAGCAGCGCAGCATCGCCCAGCCGGCCATTGAGCGCGTACTGGATCTCATCGCCCGCGGCGAGAGCATCGGAGGGAAGTGGACGGCGCGCCCCGGGACGCTCCGGCGCATGAGCCAGCCGCAGCAGGCCAAGAGCATGAGCGACCTGTCGGTGTGGGCGAAGAACATCGTCGACTCGGGCGTGATGATGCAGGAAGAGGTGGCGATGTCGCTGGCCAAGGATCCTACGGGCCGGACGCTTCTCATCGATGTCGAGGTACGCAAGAAGATGCTCAAGACCTCGCTCAAAGCGGCCGAGGACGAGAAGAAGATGGTCGACAAGGAGTTGAAGGCACCCGTCATGCCGCCCGGCGGGGCGAAGCCGGCGCCGAAAAAGGCCCCTTGACGAATCTGAGAATCGGCACTATCGAATAAGCAACAGAGGGACGCACCGCTCCGTTGTCGGCGGCCTCCCCCTCCGCAGGGCGCGGAGCGGTGCGATCCCTCGCTTTGAGGTGGCATGTGATCCTGACCGCAGACGACCGCCAGCGCATCGCCGACGCCTTCCGCGAGCGCATCGGCCCGCTGGCGCTCCCCGCCGACGTCACCGTAGACGCGCTGTGCACGAACCTCGTGCTGGCGATTCCGGCACTGCTGGAGACGTGCAACGCACTGGAGCGCGAGTGCGAGCGCCTCGCCGCGCACGCCGAGGGCCTGGAACTGGAGCGCCAGAACGTCCGCGCCGCCGCCGCGCTCCGTGGCGACCGGCTGCAATCTGAACTCGACAAGGCCAACGCCCGCATCGCCGCCCTGGAGGCGCAACTGAAGGAGGATCCATGCCCCTGACCCCGCAGCAAGCCCTCGAAGCCTCGCCCGCCGCCAAGCTCACCGACGAGGAGCGCAAGCAGTTCGAGGAGATCAAGGAAAGCATCGACGAGTCGCTCAGGACCGTCTACCAGGGCGGCATGCACTCCGGCGCACTCCCGGCGTGCAACGTCCGCGTCGCGGCCTACATCGCACGCGCCTATCAGATCAAATTCTGGAACGTTCAGATGCAGCCGCTCAACGGCCGCATGGGCACCGCCGAGGAGATTCTCAAGGCCGGCGGCGAGGTGCAGTGGTTCCTGACGATGGCGCCCGACTGGCGGGCCAGCGTCTAG